CGCCAAACAACTCGAAAGGAGACAACATGAAAGGAATGACTATGGAATGGCAAAACCCCGGCCCCGTCGCGCGGTATTGCACCGGCTGCGGGTGCCCGATGATATGCGGGCGGCAGGTGACAACAGCCAACACCGCCGCCGAAATGACGGATGACAACACCTGGGCAATGTGCCCGGTGTGCGGCGCGACATTGATAGACATCAACGGCAGCCCGGTATGGGCAGAAAGGGCCGAAAATGAAACGCCTAATCATTAAAGGCATCGCAGGCTATGCCGACGCATGTGAGCGCCTATACGAGGCCACACATTCCAATTTCCAGCGCGGGCAAATGCTGGGCTATATCAACGCCTTGGAGGCCATCGGCGGTAGGCACGCCAAGAAACTACAAGACAAACTCAAACATACCTACAATGGATGGATAGACGAAATGAACAAGGAGGCCGACACATGAAACGCAACCCCGCCGCGAACTGCGGCAACCAGGAGGACACATGAATGAGCTGGCTCTATTCGCGGGCGCTGGTGGAGGCATTCTCGGCGGAAAACTGCTCGGATGGCGAACCGTCTGCGCAGTTGAATGTGATGCCTACGCCGCATTCGTTCTTGCGCAACGACAAAACGATGGATGCCTCAATGCTTTCCCAATCTGGTCTGACGTTCGCAGTTTTGACGGACGACCGTGGCGCGGAATTGTTGATGTGGTATCTGGCGGGTTTCCCTGCCAAGACATCAGCACCGCGGGAAAAGGCGCAGGAATTACCGGCGAGCGAAGCGGACTCTGGACCGAAATGGCGCGAATTATCGGTGAGGTACGACCCCGCTACGTCTTCGTGGAAAACTCACCAATGCTTATTTCAAGAGGACTTACCAGAGTCCTCAGTGACCTTGCCGAAATGGGGTATGATGCGCGATGGGGTATTATCGGAGCGCACCACGTTGGCGCTCCCCACAAGCGGGACCGAATCTGGATTGTGGCCAACTCCGACAACCCAGGACAATCCCCAAATCAAGGGCAAGGACAAGCGCGGGACAACTCTGGGCGGTGCTGTGCGGATGTGGCCGACACCGACAGTTGCCTGTGCAACGGGGGGGCAAACAAGCAGGGGCGGAAATCGCAAAAACGAACTACTGTTAGCGGGTGCGGCGACGGCTTTCCCAACACCGAAGAGTCGAGACTGGAAGGGGAAATCACAGCGGGGCAATTATGGAAACACAACAGATTGTCTGCCGAACGCTGTACATGGTGGACAACTGAACCCGACGTGGGTCGAGTGGCTCATAGGGTGGCCGCTCGGGTGGACCGACTTAAGTGCATTGGCAACGGACAAGTTCCAGCAGTGGCTGCACTCGCATGGGAAATACTAACACAGGAGGACAACTATGAAACGTAACGAAAACGCCAACTGCGGCAACTGCCCATACTGAAAATACGATATGCATGACATGGAAAGGAGATCAAATGAATCAGGAAACGATTAACAAAATCAGACAGGCGCTGGAGCAGGCAACGCCGGGACCGTGGCGCAAGGGTACGTTTAATGTCTGGTGTGATGATGAAGATTCATGTATATGTGATCTTGGTCAGGGGGTGCGTTACTGGTATGACGGTGGCCTCCGAAATTATATGCGACAAGATACAGAAGAACGTGCATTTGCTGATTCGTGTCTTATCCCCCTGCTCCGCAACCACGCGCCCGCGCTGCTGGACGAAATCGAGCGGCTGCAAGAAGAATTAAATAGGTGGACTGGTGTATTTGCAGGAATTACTCCTGAAAATATGCGTCAAAGGATGTCGGATCTGTCAATCGCTAATGCCCAACTCACGGCCCGCGTCGCGGAACTGACGGCCGAACTGGATGACTATTGCCGTGCAGACGCAAACATAAACTATGCCCTGAACGAGGGCGACAGGAATATAAATCATGAAACAGCGCAACCCTAATGCGAACTGCGGCAACTGCCCATACTGGCTGCTAAGCATACCGGAGGACAATATCGGAGAATGCCATAGAGACAATCCACACGCCGTAGACCCTTACAGGCGCTGGGAAACGACGAACAGCAAAGAGTGGTGCGGCCAGCACCCGGACTTCTGGACACATACACCAAAGAAGATCGTGATCGGCCCTGAAATTGTGAATTGCGACTATGTACCGACCAAATGCGAAAGTTGCAATCGCCAACTGAGTGTAACGACTGACAAGGATTCTCCTTGCTATACATGCGGGCATGATTTCAAAAACTACAAGCCTTTTGACGACCCCGGCGTGCTCGCCATGCAAGCGCTGGCAGAGACGGACAGGAAGGAGGCCGACACATGAAACGCAACCCCGCCGCGAACTGCGGCAACTGCCCATATGGCGAGATAGTCACGCCGGAGGCCGTATTATGCAAAGTTTTTCCTGACTATACCTGGAGAGCAACAGAACATGTCTGCGGCCAGCACCCGGACTTCTGGGAGACGGAGGTAGTGCAAGCCGCGCCGAAATGCGAGCCGACACAAGAAGCACTAGAGGAAATTGCACGGCTACTTAACGACGGCGAGCACGCGGAGGCGTTGAAAGCGTTGCGCCGGATGCACGGATTAAAGTTTGTGTGCACAAATTGCGGTGACATATCAAGTAGCACGGGACCCGGTTTTGTTTGCCGGGAATGTGGTGGATATCTGACTACGCGTGTTGTTGCAGCCAAGGAGACTGGACAATGACCACCCCAAAACTTTTGCCCTGCCCGTTTTGCGGAGGTCGGCCTATCCGCTCACAGATCGGCGAATCGTGGCCCACACATATTGTCCGCTGCTCTGTGTGTGGAGTGGAAATGCTGGGCAGTGACAAGGAATTACTGGAAGACCGCTGGAATAATCGAGTTGTCAAGCAATCCTTGACAACTGACATGGAGGCCGCCCAATGACCTGCCGCAACTGCACGCGCCGGACGCGGCGAATAGAAACACAACCAAGGAAAGGAACGAATCATGAAACGCAACCCTAATGCGAAGTGCGGGAACTGCCCGTACTGGAAGCGCACGGCGATGGGATGGTGGGATGACGGGCTCTTGTTCGGGTGGTGCAGGTATTGGCCAAGTAAAATTAAAAAACGAGATACAGAGTGGTGCGGCCAGCACCCGGACTTCTGGGAGACGGTCGAGGTCACAGAGACTATACCTACTGTGTGGCCCGATACGGGTTCACTGTATAAATTAACGTCAGTACATAAAAAACTGAATGCAGGTGAAATGGACCTTCTGATGTCGGACCTAAACACCCTGAAAAGCGCCATACTCGCGTTCATCGAAAAACACGACGAACCTAAAGTAACCATTAACCATACGGCGTTCACTTCAACCATTAAATCGCACAAATACCCGGAGGGGACGGAATGATGGATGAGTACATGACCCTCGCGCAACGGCTTAGGGCCGCACAAGAGCGGCTCGCACGGGCGGGGTTGTAAATCAAGGCGGTGTTTGAATAACAAGGCAAACAAAGAACAGAAAGGACCCTAAAATGAACAGTTGTAGTAAGTGCCGTTTTTACCAGGAACACACAGGCAGAGAGAATGATCATTATCTTCCAGATGGCAGTATATTGGGCCTCTGCCGGCGGTTTCCACCTAAGGCGATGTATGTAACCAAATTGGGAGGGGCAGTCCGAAATGCGTTTCCCGAGGTGAGTCCCAACAGTTGGTGTGGCGAGTTTTTTGAATGCAGAAAGGACCAACGGAAATGATTTTCACGACAGAATCCGAACACGAATATCACGAGAAATCACTATCAGGCAAGTATCTGTCCAGCCATCTGTTGGCTGATTTTCGGAAGTGCCCGGAACTCTATTATAAAAAGACGCACGGGTTGATTGTCGAGGAAGAGCGTCCTGCCTATCTCATTGGACGGGCCACCCATTGCCTGGTCCTTGAAGGACGGGAGGCGTTCGATAAAGCGTTTGCTGTAGGCGGGCCGATCAATCCAAAGACGGGCAAGCCATACGGGACTGCAACCCAGGCGTTTGCCGAATGGGCTAAGGATATTGGGAAACCCGTTATTTCTGATGCCGATTTCGCTGCCATCGAGATTCTGGCGACCTCAGTCCGTAATCACACCATAGCCAACAACCTGCTGGCTCACGGTGCCGCGGAACAGGTGTGCAGGGCACTATATGTCGGTGTGGATTGCCAATGCAGAGTGGACTGGTTCAACCCCATGGCCGGCATTGTGGACCTGAAAACCTGCGACGACCTTACCTGGTTCGAGGCCGATGCGCGGCGGTACGGGTATGCGCATCAGTTGGCGTTCTACCAGTCCGTCATCTCGGCCCATCCAGAGGGGGAAAAGGAAGACGTGTACATGATTGCCGTGGAAAAAAAGGAACCGCACCGCACCGGTGTGTGGAAAATCTCCCAGGACGTGCTTGATGCCGCCCGGGGCGAAAATGAAATATCAATGGACTTGTATTTGTATTGTCGCACCGAAAACAAGTGGCCAACCGGCTATGAAACGTTGCGCGTGTTTGAAACAATTTAAGAAAGGAAAACGTATGAGCGGAATTTTTAACATGGTGCAGGATCGCACCTCCATCAGCCCCCCGAAGGGAATTATTTACGGGCCTCCCGGAATAGGGAAAACGACCTTTGGCGCCATGGCGCCTGACAGCCTGATCATTGACTGCGAGAACGGGGCGGGAACCGTGCCCTGCCATCGCACTCCGTACCTCTCCACCTGGTTGGAAATCAGTGAGTGGTTGACCGGTATGGAGAAAGAACAGCATCCGTATCGGGTTGGATGCATTGATTCCCTGGACTGGTTGCTGCGCCGGTTGGAGGAACATGTGTCCGGGTGCGGCCCCGGAGAGAAGACCCTCAACAAAACGTTGAATAAATCTCATGGCGGCTATGGGAATGGGAAACAGGTGCTTAAAAACTACCTGTATGCCGCATTGCTGCCTCAATTCAACCGTATCGTTGAAAAGGGCATTGCACTCATTCTGTTGGCACATGCCAAGCGGACCGACATCACGGACATTGACGGGGTCACCGTAGAGAAAACAACCCCGGACATTCCTGACGACTATCAGAGCGTGTTTATCGAATGGTCGGATTTTATCTGTCTCGCCCGAATGGACGCGGACAAACAGCGGGTGCTTGTCACGGCTGACACGGACAGGGCGGTCGCGAAAAATCGTTACAGCCTGCCGCCGGTCATCCCTTTTAATTGGAATTCGTTCATCGCCGCCATAGGTGACGGCGTGAAAAAAGTTGCCTAACAAAAGAAAGGACACTCTTACAATGGCAGACCTAGGTGTAATGTTTGACGCAAAGACGATTGATCCCTCCCGCCCCCTGGAACCGCTTCCCGCGGGTAAGTACCTGGCCCAAATTACGGACAGTGAAATGAAGGACGCGAAATCGGGACTGGGCAAATACCTCAAGCTCACGTTTGAGGTTGTTGACGGTCCTTATCGCGGGCGCAAGTGCTGGGCACAACTGAACATTCTGAACCAGAACCAGACGGCCTCCGAGATTGCCCGCCGTGAATTGTCCGCAATCGCGCACGCCGTCGGCGTGATGACGTTTCGGGACAGCGCGGCCCTGCATAACCTGCCCCTGGTCATCCACGTCAAGTGCAAGACTCGCGAAGATACGGGCACCATACAGAACGAGGTCACCGGGTTCGAGGCCAAGGAGGCACTGCTGGCGCCGCCGGCAGTATCCTCGGCCCAGTCCGTGGTTGACACCCCCCCCTGGCAACGGTAGTTGTATCACAACGCGGGGGTCACACTGGTGGCCCCCGCACAAGGAATCCCCATGCAGGAATTTGAATTACCCTGGCCCCCATCCATCAACCACTATTACCGGAATGTGCGCGGGCGAACCATTATCAGCCGCGAAGGCCGCGAGTACCGGGAGCGCGTTGGTTGGATTTTGCGACAGGCGCATGTCAGACAGCTCTTGAAGAACGTGCATCTCCAGGTTGAACTGTATCCCCCGGACAAGCGCCGTCGTGATATTGATAATGTGCAGAAAGCCCTATGGGATGCGCTACAGGATGGGGGCTTATACAAAGATGACAGCCAGATTAAATGCTTTGAGTGCCGGATGCGTAAGCCTATGCCCCCGGGGCTGGTCATCATAAGGGTAAAGGAATATGAATAATCTTCGCCCCTACCAACAGGCGGCAGTCGAGGCGGCATACCAATACTTGCGCACACGCAACGATAATCCGTGCATTGTTCTGCCGACCGGCACCGGTAAAAGTTATGTGATCGCCAAGATTGTATCTGATGCTGTCCAACAGTGGGGCGGGCGCGTCCTCGTCCTGGCCCACGTCAAGGAACTCCTGGAACAGAATCACGAGAAGATTATGTTACATGCGCCAGGTATTGATGTTGGCATTTATTCGGCGGGCCTGAACAGCCGGGATACGGATGCCCCGGTGATTGTTGCCGGTATTCAGTCCGTGTATCAGCGGGCTTGCGAATTGGGTCCGTTTGACCTGGTTATTATTGACGAAGCGCACCTGATCCCACTTGAAGGCGAGGGTATGTACCGACAATTTTTGGCGGATGCCAAGGTTGTTAATCCGCACATGCGCGTCATCGGATTAACGGCCACGCCGTATCGGTTGCGCGGCGGCGAAATATGCGCACCGGAAAATATACTGAATGACATATGTTATGAAGCGGGCCTGAAAGAAATGATCCACCAAGGGTATCTCTGCACCCTGAAATCAAAGAACGGCAAGGCGAAAGCAGACCTGTCTAATGTACACATACGCGCCGGCGAATTCCTGCCGGTCGAGATGGCAGAAGCGTTCGACAAGAAGAATCTGGTCAGGTCAGCCTGCCAGGAAATTGTTGAATTGACCCGGGACCGGAAAAGCGTGTTGGTGTTTGCAGCCAGTGTATTGCACGCCAAACATGTGGTTGAATGCCTGACCGAAATGGCGCAACAGGAAGTGGGACTGGTAACCGGAGATACTCCAGCCCTGGAACGTGCGGAAATCGTAAAACGCTTTAAGGGCGTTCCTACAGGTGATTTGCTGGAAACGCATGCGCCCCTGAAATATCTGGTCAATGTGCGTGTATTCACGACAGGGTTTGATGCGACCTGCGTTGATACCGTCGTCATGCTCTTTGGCACAGCCTC